TGAGGCCCTAGGTTAATCATAGTTTGTATGCATGGAACTATATTAGAAGGTTCAGTTACTTTCTTTTCTGACCTTATTGCTGGTACTTCTTTAACAATATAACCTTCTAATTCACCATCTCCTAAAAGCTCTGTATATGGATATCCAATTCTTGGTGTTTTTGCAAGTTCAAGAATAGTTTTAGCTTTACAATTCATCAATTCACTCATTGATATTGGAATCTTATATAACCCAGTTTTCTGATTTAGAGTATGTTGAACTCTATAAATACCTGTTCTTATATATACGCTACTATCTATTCCTATATCATCGAATAGATGTTCCATTGTATATTTAACAACATAAGGCAAATCAGTTGAAGGGCTAAAATTAAACACACTATTTGGAATGGTAATATGATATCCCGTTCCACTAAAGAAAGGTTGGATACTGTGCTGCTCTACTCCTAATTCTTCAAGATGCATAATCGCAGCTTGTGCTTTTTGTTGAGTGTACTCGTCAGTATTCTTTTCTTTATCGATGTCTATTAATATCTTGTCAATAGCACGTATACCATTAAACCCTTTTACAGTTTTATTAGCATCAGCAACTTTTTTAGCCTCTTCATTGTATAGATACATAGACCTATATAATGGTTCTTTTGGATTTATATAATTAACTAAATCCTTTTTGGCAATTAAGAGCCCACGATTAAATGGGCTCCCTTGTGCTATTTCAACAAACATTACAGAGAGTCTATCCCTGCCCCAGCTAATGAAACTTCATTAGACTTATCAGGAGCAGAATCAGTATGTTCTTTTATATATCCTTGAGCTTTCATCCAAGATACTTTCTCTTTTAGTTTAGTTCTATTCTGAGCAGTATCTAAGAATATCTCTGGATATATTGTTGTAAATACTTTGCCACTGCCATTCTTTGATTTTTCTTTATAGACATAAGCAATGTACTTACATTCTGGTGATTCATCAGGCATTCCAACAAAACCATGTTTATCGTTAAGGTATGCTCCAATGTCTTCAATTGCATTTTCTTCATAATCCTCCCAATTACCTTGAAGATTAATGCCAGCTTGACATCCGATTGTTGCAAAGAAATGATTAATCTTATTTACAACTCTGTTTTCTCCCATTGTTGCTGTAAGATTGCCATTATCATCTTTATCTAACTTACCTGTGATTCTTAGTGTTTTGTCGTAATCACTATCCTTTTGTGCGACAGTTACTGATAAATATATATCAGCCCATTCGTACTTTGATGATAAATCTTCAAAGCTCTTTAGACCGATATTGCAGATACCATAGTACCTATCGCTGCTTCCTGATGCCTGTTTAACAGGTTTAAAAAGTGCCATCTCTAGCCCCCCTTTGTTGGTTTATATATTGTTGACCACTTAAAGTCGATGACTTCGCCCTTTAAATGTGGACATCTACTTCCTGCTTCTATTGATTCACCTGATTTAAAAGATACTTTAAGCTTGTCAGTTTCTGACTCCCTAAATACATATCCAATAGCATCGCAATCAGCCATTATCATGTTTTTAAGTTTGCCTGTAATATCTAAGCTCTCAGGTTCTACAATAGGCTTCCCTTCTACTATTGCTCTAGCTGGTTTTCTGTGACCAACTAG